GCTGCCGCTCGATGTTTGCCTTTTGCTGATTTTTCATGCGTTTGATTAAACATAACCGCGTCAGCATTGTCAACCACAGCGTCGACCTTGCCAATCGTCGGCAAAATCTCCCGGCAGTCGCCGCGATACAGGGTTACGCGCCCGTCCAGCAATTCGACGCGCTCGCTCACGGCCCGGCCTCCCACACCATCTCGGCGCTCGACCGCATGAGGCTCGCGCGCTCGCAGCGCCGGTCGCTCACGACCCGCTGCCAGTGGTACGGAGACAGGTCGGACAGGCTGTCCTCGTAGTCCGGCGGGGGCGCGGCGTGGTGTTCTGCCAGCGACGCGAGGAGGCGCAGGGAGACTTGCGCGCTCTCGATCCTGATGTAGGCTTCACGAGCCTGCGGGACCTTGCTCTTGGTGACCATTCCGCCGAGACGGTCGGCAGCCTGCCGCAGCGCCTTGACACGCTCGGCGCGCTTGCGAAGCCTCCGGGCCATCTGCTCTTGGCGAATCCATGCCCGTTCGATATAGGATCCTGGCTCGGTCATTTCCGATCCTCCTTACGGCGCAGCAGAGACGCGGCCACGTAGGCCACGCCAAGCTTGAGCCGGTCGATATCCCATTGCTTTCCGTAGAGTTGGCCGCTCCGGACCTGGTGCCCGTAGTCACAGGCGCGCCAAAGGCATCCGGTGTCCTGGTGGCACTCGGCGAGGTAGATGGCATCAGACAGAGCGGGCGCGGGGTCAGGCACCGTGCGCCTCCAGTAGCGCGCGGCCTTCATCCGTGATCTCGTACAGGCACAGTCCGGTCAGGAGCACCTCAGACACGCGAAGTGCTCCGAACGCCTGCATCTCGTTGATTGTTGCGTCGGTTGCGCACCAGAACGAATAGCAATGCCCGTGCCCGTTGGGCAATTTGAACTGCGGTAACGGTTGCCCTGCATTCTCCAATTTCTTCAATACGTTCAGCCATGTGCGCTTTAGCTTAGCCATTGGCGCCCTCGATCCTCTGAGACACCGCACGGCGCCAAGCCGGCGGGTCTCCCATCCATCGCGCAGTCGCATCCCTGTCGTCAGCGCCGCCGTCCCTGCGAGGGTCGTAAATCGGATCGCGGACAACAGGCTCAGGACTGGCTCTGCGATAGGCGCGCGTGCCATCCTTGCGGTATTGCGTCGGCTCTTTCTGAGCCGCGCGGCGGGCCTTCTCGGCGGCCCAAATCCTCGCCCATTCCTCGGGCGTGCAGTCACTCTTGCGCTTCATGCTGCCGTCTCCACATCAACAGCGCCAAGCATCCCGGCCTCGCGCGCGATCCTACGTTCAGCCATTGCGGCATATTCGGGATTGAGTTCGATCAGCACCGCATGGCGCTGCAGGCGATCCGCGACCAGACCAGTGGTTCCGGCGCCGCCGAACGGGTCGAGGACGGTATCTCCGGGGCGGGAGCCCGCCTTGATGCAAGGTTCTATGAGGGCGGGCGGGAAGGTGGCAAAATGGGCGCCAGAAAATGGCTGCGTGGCCACGGTCCAGACGTTGCGGATGTTAGCCCCGCCCTTGTCTGGCATGGGATAAGCGCCGCTATGCGTTCCCGCTTTGCCGCGCTCAGCGACCCGTTGCGCGTCGCCCTTGCCTTGCGCCCATGACCCGCCATTGTTCTCATCCCAATCGCGGGCATATGGGACACGCACGGCATCCGCATCGAAGAAATACCGTGCCGACTTCGAAAGCAAAAACACATGCTCATGCGCCGAGGTCGGTCGATCCGTCACGCTCTCCGGCATCGGGTTCCGCTTGTGCCAGATGATGTCGGAGCGCAGGTACCAGCCGTCGGCCTGCAAGGCGAAGGCAACGCGCCAAGGGATGCCGATCAGGTCCTTCGGCTTAAGCCCAGAAAGTGACTTTGGCCTCATCTGGCTTGCTGATCGAGCAGCCCTGTTATTGTTCAGCCCGCCCGACAATCCCGATGCTTTGAAGGGATCCTCGCGTGTTTTCCCGGAAGGACCCGTTGAATAGCTGTCGCCGAGGTTCAGCCACAGGGTCCCGTCGTCCCGAAGGACCCGCCGCACCTCGCGGAACACCGCCACCATCTCGGCAACGAAGGCATCCGGCGTCGGCTCCAGCCCGATCTCCGCGCGGACGAAGAAGCCACGCAGATCCTCCGGAATTTCCCGCAGATCGTAGACTGCGCTCATGCGAGAAACTCCCGCTCGATGTTGTTGCGGCTGTGAACCCACGAATGGCAGGAGCGGCAGAGCGTGACGGCGTTGCCAGCATCGAACCGCAGTTCAGGATTTCCCGCCCATGGCTTGATGTGATGGACATGCAGCGATTTCGGCTTGCCCTTGGGAGCGCCACAGCGACGGCAGCGGAACCCGTCTCGCTCCATCACCGACTTAACGAAAGTGCGCCCCACAGACTGCGCGTACAGGCGCTGCCGCTCCGGGCTGCTGCCGTCGACGAAACGCGGATTTGCCGGACCGGTCTTCCCATGCATCGGGTTCGCCTGGCCGCTCGCGCCCCAATGCTTGATCGACCTTGCCGCTGAGACTGATCGGCGCGGGATGCCATGCTTCTTCAGCCAATAGATGATCGCGGCGTCAGTCGTGCCGACTTCGGCAGCGATTTCACCCGAGCTTCGGCCGAGAGTATGATACTGCTCGCGAAGCCATTCGGCTGACCAGTGCGGCGCCGGCATGCGCCAATGCCCACCCTTCAGGAACCGACCGTCAGCGCCGCGCATCGACACCCCTCCGCTTCAGTTCAGCGAGGAGCCACGCCCGCCTTTCGTCGGAGAGAGACGGGTCGATCCGGACGCTGTTCTCGTCGTATGAGCGCAGGCCGAAATAGGGCGGCGAGGTCACGCAACACTGCACGGAGGCGTCGGGCAGCCTGCGCAGAACATCCCGGCAGTCTCCAATCAGGATCTTGACGTTCATGCTTGCCTCACGGTGATGCGGCATCCCTCGATCTCAGCCCACCGGGTGCGCAGGTCGACCACCTGACGGTCGTCCTCCCACGCAAGGCCCTTGAGCGCGTCGAGTGCTGCTTTGGTGCGGTTGTCTAGGTCGGATGATTTTGTCGGCCGCTGGCACTCGATCTCGACCGCCACGGCGCCAAGCATCAGGCGAGGCCGCTGGGCGGCAATCTGCCAGCGCGCGGCCTGCATCCAGGCGGCATAGGTCTTGGACTTCATGCGCCGGTTTCCGGCCGTCACGAACAGGTTGTTGACGCTGGGCGGGGTCGGGAGCGTGAACGTCTGTTCGGTCACGGCCGACACTCCAGATAGGCCCCGATCACTTCCGCTGCGACTTGCGGGACGATGGCATTACCGTAGGCGCGCAGCTGGCCCACTCGGGCGGGAACCCCATGAGCCAAGAGACGAATTGAGGGTTCAACGCGCCTGGCTTTTCCGTCGGCTCCGCCGAGCCATTCGGCACCAGCCCAAGCGCTCCGCCGACTTGCTCGCTCAGCGGCCGGCTGTTCCGCTCGTGCGTCTCTGCTGACGCCAGACAGGATCGGTGATCCCTGTGCGTGGGCGTCGCCCACAGGGCCGCGACAGTCTCGTTCAGGTTCGAGAAACCCATTGGCCTTCCGTGCTTCTCGATCGCACGTATTTTCGCCGCCGCAAGCTGCTCGGGGGTCTTCGTGGTTGCGCTGTCGTGCGCCTGCGGCGTCGGCCACAAACCAAAGTCGATCTCGACGGTGAGGCGCATCGACGGCACAAGCCGGGATAACGGCCGCCCCAACGGCGTAGCCGATGTTCTCCAGGTCAGCACACACTCCGTCGAGCCAATCCTTCCCAACCGCCGCCGCAACCTGCTCACCCATAACGACGGCAGGTCGACAGGCTCGGATGAGGGCGAAGAAGGCAGGCCAGAGATGGCGCTCGTCTGCGGCTCCGAGGCCCTTGCCGGCGACACTGAACGGCTGGCAGGGGCACGACCCTGTCCAGATCGGACGGTCGTCAGGCCAGCCAGCAAGGCGGCAGGCATATGACCACCCGGCGATGCCCGCAAAAAAGTGGCACTGCACAAACCCGCGCACGTCGTCAGGTCGAACATCGACAATTGAACGGGTGTCGACTTCGCCTGTGGCGATGAGGCCGGCGGCGATGAGGTTTCGGAGCCACTGCGCGGCATAGGGGTCGATCTCGTTGTAATAAGCGCTCACGGCCTGGCCTCGCACCTTATGCGGGACCCAAGCTCGTATCCCGGATGGCGGCGCACCCAGTCGGAGGCGACCTCCTGGCCGCCTTTGAGTTGGCAATACAAAGGCGTCATGTCGTCATAGACACGGACGCGGACGGGCTCGCAGTCGTTGCCAAGGCAGGCGAGGAAGAGGACGGAGGCGATCATCGGAACGCCTCCGCAGCAAGCCGAATAGCACGAGCCGCCTCGTCGAGCTTTTTTCCAATCTCGACAGGATGAGGCATCTCCCGATTCCCCCTCCCGCGACGCCATTCGTTGAAGTTCTCGAGCCAGATGGCGAGGGCTTCAAGGTCGATGGGATCAGCCATGGGGGCGCGCCTCAGGGTATCCGTCGTGGATCACGCCATCGAGCAGCCGGCCGGCAGCCTTCTTGCCGATGCGGCGTACAGTTCTGCCGTCGGCAAAGCGATGGTGGGGGCCATCGCCAGCGACCTCACTGACCGAGACCCATTCGCCGTTCTGCTTGTGCAGATATGGCACCCCGGCGGCGGCACACTGATCGCGCAGGTCACGGAACCATTGCGGGTTCGCCGGCCGCGCGCCGGGGCCGGACTCACCGCCGGCGACGACCCAATTCAGATGCCATGGCGAAGCAGACGCCCGTCCGCCCGTCAGGGCGTTGACCGCAATTCCCCGCGCCTCAGGATCCAATGATCCTCCGTCGATCTTTGTCAGATCGATCGGCCCGAGCAGCGGCTCGGCCGAGATCCAGCGCACGGCGGCCGGCGTGTCAAGCAGGAGCGGGATCCTCTCATCGGCCCGGCGCTGGTCCTCGACGCTGGTGCCGAGCCAGACGTTCGGGAGAGGCCACTCCGCCTTGGCGACAGTATCCCCGGCCCAGTCGCCACCCTCGATCAACCGCCCTGCCGCGGCTGCGATATTGAGCCGCCGCGCGCCATCGCAGGAATAGCCCGCAAGATAGTCCCGCATCCGCTCCGGCCGCTTCGTCAGCACCTGGAACGTGTGATGCGGCGCCAGCGCCATGACGGCGAAGACCCGGTCGATCCACTTGTCCGGCACGGCCTCGTGGAACAGGTCCGCGTGGGCGCAGACGAAGATCATGCGCGGCTTGGACCAGCGCAGCGGTTGGATCAGCCACGGCTTCATGAACCGCACCTCACCGGTCCAGACCGGGCCGGCCTTGCTGTCCTGCGTCAGGCCAGCGCGGGATGGGTGCGTTTTCATGCGGGTCCCTGCGAGCCGCATCGCGTAGCAGTTCGTGCAGCCCGGGCTGACCACGCTGCAGCCGACGATCGGGTTCCAGGTAGCCCCTTGCCGACCGTCGGGACCGCGAAGCCATTCGATGGGCGAACGATCAGCCATCAAGTCCTCCATGATGCGAAAGGTGTTCAATGGCGACGATCGACATCTGGCGGCCTGTTTTGGCCAACCACTCGTCGAGATCGTGATCGCGTTTCGAGCTGTTGCAGGGGGTACAGGCGGGCACGATGTTGCTAGGTTCAGTCCTGCCGCCCTTTACCACCGGGATCACGTGATCCCATGTGTCCGCGATGCTGTCGCAATATGCGCAACCGCCCTCGAACAACTCGATCAGATATTCTTTGGCAATCATCGGAACGGGTTCGACGCCGCGCTTGTGCCTCGTTGCGTGAGCCTTCCTGCGCTCTCGATGCGCCGGGTCTTCCGCATAGCGCGTGCGGTCACTTGCCCGCTGGTGGTCACGGCAAAGGCCTTGTTTTGTTACGTTTTCCAGACGTAGCCACGATCGGCAATCCCGACACCACGCTTCGCCCCGCTCACGTGCAGCGGCGCGCTCAATGCCATTCGGCTCGTCGTCTGGGGTCATGCGCTGGCATGCCCGGCAGACATATCCGTGCCCATCTGGCCGCGACCGGTCGACATTGTAGTCGGCCACTGGCTTGACGATGCGACATGTGGCGCACCGGCGGGGCAGCGCTTCGCCGAATAGGGTGGCGTCGGTCCATTCGATCTTCGTACCGTCGCTCATCACTTGACCTCCGGCGGCAGGATGTATTCGCCCAAAAAAGGCTGCCGACGCGGGCAAGGCGCCGGCAGCCAGTCACGGGAGGGAGGAAACGCCCGAGAGGTGGGCACAGGACCCCATCATGCGGTCCGCCCGGCAACCGGCCTGGCTGCGGATCAGGGCGACATCGCCCGGATTGGAATTGCGGCGGCTGGCCGAGGGAGAAGGAGGGTTTAAGCCAGCCGCCGCACCCGGCTGCTGCGCCGACGACAGGCAGACGGTCACCACCAGCCAGATCATGCCGCCACCGCCTTGCGGATCGCGGCAGCGTCCCGCTGCAGATCAGCGACGCCCCGCACGAGCTTTTGCGCGTCGGTCAGTAGCGCGGTCGTGCGAGCCTCGATCTCGGCGGCAGTGCTGAACAACACGTCCGCCCGCTCCAGAAACTCGCGGATATCCGGGTTGTCCTGTGCATCGCCGTAGAACTCGGTGCGGATGCCCGCCACGGCGGCACGCGGGACACCCAGCGCCTCGGCAACCTTCTGGTCCGTCCAGCCGCGGGCATACCCGGCCTCGCCACCCGTCCAAACCTCCATCAACTTGGCGTTGATCCGCCGCTTCACATCCACACTGACTGACGGCACGATCGCCGCCGTTACCTCAGTTTTCGGCGCCATGGACGGCTCCTCATCCGGTTCATTCTCGTTCAGCACTTTCCCGGTGCGCACAGCCGCGGCGCAGCTTGGGCACCTGTCGACAGCCATCGACGACCCGACGCGCCAACCCCGCTGTTTGAATTTCTTGATCGCCGCTTCCGGCGGCAGATGACCGCCCTCTTTCGGGTTCACGACCGCATCGCGCGCGCCGCAGGCCCCGCAGATGATTTCCTGGCCAGGCATCTTGCGGCCGTCGCTGCCGCGAGCGACCAGCACCCGATCAAAGATGCGAGCGACCATCGCGCGCCCTCCCCCGAAAAGCCCCGGGCAGCAAGCCACCCGGGGAGTTGGACTTCGGGGCGAAAACAGAAGCGATCCGGACAGGGTCCGTCATGCTCCCACCGGCAGCCGGCCGGCACGGATCCGGGCACGCGCCCGAATGGGAATAGCGGCGGCTGGCCGAGGGAGAAGGAGGGTTTAAGCCAGCCGCCGCACCCGGCCCCGAGTGACGGGCGCCGAGACTGAAGAAAAGGCCCGGGTCGCACGAGGCGCCACCGGGCAGTTGGCGCGTGTGAGAGGCACGCGCTGGGGAGAGGGTGAGCGCCGTGTAGGCGCAGCGGGTCGCGGTGTTCATGCCGCGGCCTCCGCAGCAAGACTGAACGCCGCGTAGTCAACTGGAATGCCGCGCTTATCGGCCTCTGCTTCCAAGCGGCGCAGCCATCGAGACGGGATTGCGCCACGGCGGCGCCAGTTGGAGACAGCCGGCATTCTCCCGACCGTCAACGCGGCAACGGCGGCGGTTCCGCCAAGCGCGTCAATAAGGGTTGAGGCTGCGTTTCCTGTCTTCATGCCGCATGATTTTATTCATGCTGCGTGAATTTGCAAGCGCTAATGACGCATGAATAGAATTTTCGAAGAGGCGGCGGAATCATGGGCTATGAAACAAAATCGAGCCCCTGACAGCCTAGAATCAATCGCACAAAGGCTTATCGCCTTACGCACGCTAAACGCGACAACTCAAATCGCGTTTTGCAATCAGGTTAACATTCAGCCTAACACGTGGAATCAATATGAGACGGCGAAACAACGCATATCCTTAGACATGGCAATACGCCTATCAAGAGCCACAGGCGTCACTCTGGATTGGATATACCTCGGAGACAGCACCGGCATGCCAATGCGATACACGCCAATAATTTCTGGCGATCGGCGCGTTTTGGAACGCCAGGCGCGATAATTTGAAAATTTGGCATTTTAGGCGGCCCGTGAACAATCTTCATGGGTCGTGAATTTTTTGCCTTGCATATTCATGCGGCGTGAATATACTGATCTCCATCAACCGGCCACGTTGGCCCGATGGAGGCAGCCTTGATCGCCAAGCGCCCGAAGATGATCAACGGATCGGAATACGACGCGTTTTGCGACCGTCGTGTCTACTGCTACCTCGGCCGTCCGGGCGTCGCGCGAGCCATCAAGCGCGCTTACCGCCGTCGCTGGCGCCGGGAAGCGCGCTCCGAGATTGCTGCCGCGCTGATCGACTGACCGCCTCGCCCTGCCGGCTACGGCCGGCAGCACCGGGCAGCCAGCTCGAACATGGAGATCATAATGCACCCCGCATCCGCAAAGCCCGTCATCGTCCGCACCTATTCGGCCGGCGTCCACTTCGGGTACCTCGCCCGGCGCGAGGGCAAGGAAGTGGACCTCATCCGCTCCCGCCGCATCTGGCTCTGGGGCGGCGCTTGGACGCTGTCCGAGATCGCGACGAGCGGCTTGGACGCTCGCAAGTCCAAGGTCGCTGCGCCCGTTTCGATCACACTGACCGAGGCCATCGAAATCATCGACTGCACCCCGGCCTCGGTCGCCAGTCTGGAGGGCGCGCAATGGTCGGCTTGACCGGCCGCGGCTCCGGCCACGGCGATGGCTCCGGCTCCGGCTCCGGCGACGGCTCCGGCTCCGGCTACGGCGACGGCGACGGCTACGGAGACGGCTACGGCTACGGCTCCGGCCACGGCGATGGCTCCGGCTCCGGCGACGGCTCCGGCTCCGGCTCCGGCTCCGGCTCAGGCTCCGGCTACGGCTACGGCTACGGCGACGGCTCCGGCTACGGCGACGGCTCCGGCGATGGCTCCGGCTCCGGCTCCGGCTCCGGCGACGGCGACGGCTCCGGCCGCGGCTACGGCTCCGGCGACGGCGACGGCGACGGCGACGGCTCCGGCTACGGCTCCGGCTCCGGCTCCGGCTCCGGCCGCGGCTCCGGCTCCGGCTACGGCTCCGGCTACGGCTACGGCGACGGCTACGGCTACGGCGACGGCTCCGGCTCCGGCTCCGGCAGGGACTGACCGCCTCAGTACGGCGCGCGGAGACGTGCGCCGGCCTCGGGCAGCCAAGGAGGCACACCCCATGAACCAGCATTTTACCGATTTCCCGCGCTTCCGTGAGCCTGCCGAGCCCCCGCGTGGCCCGGCCATCGAGGGGCATCAGGTCTGGATCCTCGTCGAGGAAATCTTCGTCGGAGACTATGCGTTCATCGACACCGCCCGCGTCTGGGCTTCTGGCGTCGATGGCCCCTCGGAAGATGAGGCCGCGTTCAAGATCGACGCGGTTTCGGTCGGGTTGCGCGGCGGGCCGCAAAAGACCCTGTCCAAAGACAACCCGTTCGAAGCCGTCCTCTGGGATGCCGTCGTCAAGTGCGTCGAGGGATCGCAGCACTACTGCAACGAGATCATGGGCCGGTTGATGGAGGCTGCGTCGTGAACCAGATTGGGCACCACACTTCTGTCACGGTGGACGGGTTGGATTACCTCATCAGCGTCCGCGCCGTCGAGCACGACAAGGATGGGACGGGGCTCCTGCACCAAGCCGCCGCCGCACCCGACATGCTTTCCACCCTGCGCGAGATCGTCTCACAGATCGACCAAGGCGGCAGCGGCGGGAAGGTCTTCGCGCGGGATAACTGCATCGCCCGCGCCCGTGCGGCCCTCGCCAAGGCGGAGGGCCGGCCATGACCCCGCGTCTCGAATACCTCGCCTCGGCCGCGCTCCTGTTCGCCGCTGCCTTCCTCTCGACGTGGGGGCTGTGATGGGGCTGTCACGGTCTGAGGCTCTGGCGTTCCACCGCACGACGGCGGAACTGGAGCGCGCCACGATCAACAGAGCGCTCGACGATGTGCGGGCGTACCTGATCGCCAAGAGGATCGTCGCCGAGGCTCAGCGCGGCGGGATCGCTCCTGAAATCCTGATCCTTGCTGCAGAGGTGGCAAAAAATGCAGATCGCTAAGATCGAAGATCAACCGCAGTCTGTCGTTGTGGCGACCGATGCTTCCGCGCTGATGTCCGTTATTTCCCGGGCCGCGAGTGATCCCAGCACGGATGTCGACAAGCTCGAACGCCTGATGTCGCTTTATGAGCGCATCACGGCCAAAACCGCCGAGCAGGCCTATGCGCAGGCATTTGCCGCCATGCAGCCGGAACTTCCGATCGTCGCCGAGCGCGGCGCGATCAAGAACCGGGACGGCAAAGTCCAGTCGACCTATGCCCTGTGGGAGGACATCAACGAGGCCGTAAAGCCCGTTCTGGCGCGGCACGGGTTTTCGATCAGCTTCCGCACAGTGACCGAGGCCGGGAAAATCTCGGTCACGGCAGTTCTGCGCCATGCCGGCGGCCACTCCGACACGACGACGATGGAGCTTCTGCCGGACGGCAGCGGCAGCAAGAATGCCGTGCAGGCTGTCGCATCGTCCGTCAGCTATGGCAAGCGCTACACGGCTGGGGCGCTCCTGAACCTCACGTCTCGCGGCGAAGACGACGACGGCCAAGCGGCTGGCGTTAAGGGCGGCACGATCACGGACGATCAGATTTTCACGCTGCGTGACCTGATCGACGAAGCCGGCGCCGATGTCCGGAAATTCTGTGAGTACTACCGGATCGATGCTCTCGCTGATCTTCCTGTGACCAAGTACGACGACGCCATGGCGCGCCTGCGTCAGAAAGGCGGGAAGCGATAATGCTGACCGTCTACGACTGCGAGCAGGGTTCAGAGGACTGGTTCCGTGCGCGGATGGGCATCCCGACCGCGAGCGAGTTCGGCACGGTCTTGGCGCCTCGCGCCGGCTCTGAAGGCAAAATGCGCCGGACCTATCTGCACAAGCTGGCTGGCGAGATTATCACCGGCGAGCCCATGGAGCGCTATGGCAATGCGCACATGGACCGCGGGCACGAGATGGAGGCCGAGGCCCGTAGCCTATACGCCTTCATGTCTGACGCAGACCCGACGCAAATCGGGTTTCTTCGGAACGGTCAGAAGGGGTGTTCGCCCGACAGCCTGATCGGCGATGCCGGCATGCTGGAGATCAAGACCAAGCTGCCGCATCTGCTGATCGACTGCATCCTGAAGGACGATTTCCCAGCGGAACACAAGGCGCAGTGCCAGGGCGCCCTATGGGTGGCCGAACGCGAGTGGGTCGATATCGCAGTCTATTGGCCGAGGATGCCTCTGTTCGTGAAGCGGGCCTATCGGGATGAGGAATACATATCAAAACTGTCCGACGCGATCGATGCTTTCAACGCTGACCTTGTTGCCGTCGTGGACCGCATCAAGGCGTATGGCGTCGAGCCGGCGCGGGAGGCTGCGTGATGGCACAGGCCGACCGCCCGATCATCTTTCAGTGGGACGGCGACGCGATGCGCCCGATCCGCAGCTTCACGCGCCTTGCGAACGATCAGTTCGTGGTCGGCCAAGAGTACCGGTTGGTTCAAGAAGCGGGGCGATCCAAGCGATCTCACGACCACTATTTCGCCTGCGTCGAGGACGCTTGGCAGAACCTGCCGGAGCGCTGGGACGGACGGTTCCCCACTGCTGACCATCTGCGCAAATTCGCGCTGATCCGGGCCGGCTATCGGGACGAACGGTCGATCGTGGCGAGCAGCAAAGCTGAGGCACAGCGCGTCGCGGCGTTTGTGAAGCCGATGGACGAGTTCGCAGTGGTGATCGTCTCTGAGGCCGTGGTCACGGTCTACACGGCAAAGAGCCAGTCGCTCAAGGCGATGGGCCGGGAGACGTTCCAACGCAGTAAGAGCGATGTGCTCGACGTGCTAGCCGGGATGGTCGGCGCGGAAGCCAAAGATTTCGGGAGGGCGGCATGACCCGCTCCGTCCCTGAATGGATAGGCGCAACGCCCGACGTAGCCATTCCGAAGCGCGTCAAACTCCGCGTATTCGAGCGCCACAACGGCATCTGCCACATCTCCGGCCGCAAGATCACCGCTGCCGATCAGTGGGACTGCGACCACATCGTGGCTCTCTGCAACGGCGGGGAGCACCGCGAAAGCAACCTGGCGCCGGCTCTGCGCGACAAGCACCGAGCGAAGACGGCGGAGGACGTGGGGGTCAAGTCCAAGACGGCCCGCGTCCGCGCCAAGCATCTCGGGATCAAGCGCAGCGCCAGGCCGATGCCCGGCAGCCGCGCCAGTAAATGGAAGCAAAAACTAAACGGACAGGTGGTGTTAAGATGACTCCTAGAAAAATGGAAATCCTGAAAATTCTTAGCAATTCAGGCAGAACAACTGAAGAGGAGCTCAAAACATCATATAATTTGATGATGGATCTTTTTTACGGAGGATATGTAAAAGGCGGGGGAACCGATGATGATCGGGGGACTGGGAATTATCCGTGGTCAAGGGTCTGGTGGATCACAGACAAAGGTCGCGCCTTTTTGGATGGATCGGTATCTGTCCGAGATAGGGGATGAGATGAGCACGATCGAGAACGAAGCTATGGTCGAGGCCGTCGCGCGGGCATTGTGCAAGGCTGATGGGTGGACCTCGCGGGACGCGGCACATGCCTGGAAAGCCTACCGCTCGCTCGCCCGCGGCGCGATCCGCGCCCTCGCGCCGCTCATCATCGAGCGGTGCGCGAAGGCAGCAGGCGAAACCCGTGTGTTGGATGACGAAGACGGCGGAACGCATGCGTCCGGCGCTTTCAACGCGCAACGACGCATTGTCGTTGCCATCCGCGCCCTGAACCATTTTGGTGACGCTACCGAAATGGTCTCCACCGTCACATCGCGAACCGTACCCATCCCCGAGGACGACGTGGTCGCCGCGTACCGAGGGCTGATGGTCCTCGCGACCATGTGTCGGAAAGCAGGACTGGCGGCCGGCTACGAGACGGCCGTTGATATCGAAAAGCGGCTGCAGAAAGCGCACCCGGCCCTGATTGGGCTGGCAGTTCTGCGCAGTGGCGACGGTCACGCCCTGATCCAGGAGGCAAACGATGGCTGAATTCCCCGTCCCGCCTGACGCCCCACTCATGAAAGCATGGGAGCGCTACAAGGCCACCGAATCTTACGCCAACTCGTTTCGATGGGCTGCTGACGAGAAGCACCGCACAGGGTCTTTGTGGGCGGCGTTCTCGGCGGGCTTTGCCGCGAGTTTCCTGCAATCCCACGACGCCGGCCGCGAGCGCCTACGCCAGATCGAGGAGGCCGACCATGCCTGACATCGACACATCCCCCGCCGCGCTGCGGGAATGGCACTTAGGCGCCATGAACGACGGCCTGTTCATCATCGACGCGCCGCC